ATGCCTCCGACGAAGTTCAATCTGCGAAGTGGGATGTGGAAGTGGCTGTGTTATCACCCATTTAGCGAGACTATTTCAAGAGAGAAATCCTGTTTGAGCTTTTCTTTTTCTGGCCCTACTAAGATTACATTAATTTTATCAACCTTTTGAATTAAGTAACTCGAAGAAATTTTATTGTATGTGTTAACAAATCTTTTTAAGCAATCGTTAACACAATACATATGATAAAATATTTGAATACTACTCATGCTCTTTATACATCTTAATCTCTCTTTGCGAAAGTTCAAGATTGCGAGCCAGCATTTCTAAGTTCTCATCTTCTTTAGTCTTTTCTTTCTTTACCTTTTTAATGTATTCAATCTTCTTATATCGTGTACGAGGTATAACATTAATAAGAAACTTATTTTGTTCGTCTTTAGATAAGCACATCCAATAACGATTAGAGGTTTCATTAACAATAGTAGCGACTTCGCCACTATGCATGCTCAACCACCTATTAATAAGAAAAAACTGATACTCCCGCTCTTCTTCAACAGAAATATCAGTCTTCTTTTTTAACGTAGTGATATTAGTGATAATATCAAAAATCGTCATTAGATAACCTTGCTAGTAGCAATAAAGATATCATCAGTCATCTTATAGAAAGTCTCAACAACTCTCTTCATGAATTCATTAGCCTGCTCATGAGTCAAGTTAGTAGAGAATGCAAAGGCAGGAGCCTTCTTACCAGCAGTAATATTAACAGCAGTATGACCAAGAGCAGCACCATTAACTAAGTGAGTGATACTAACACTAGCTTTACCTTTGGGTTGAATAATACCATGCTGGTTATGCTCAGCATGCACAATCAAGTCATCCCCATCAACCTCAATAGGTTTATTGATAATAGCGTTGAGGATATTAGCAATCTGAGTATTAAAGAGACGCTGAAATGAAACAGCACCAAAAGCATCGATGTTAGGGATCTCCCAACAGAAGTTAATTGCGTCATCACTATAAATGTAATCGTTATTAAGAATATCTTCAGTATCAATCATGCCTTCAGCCTCGACATGCATCGGAGCACGAAAAGCAACAATGTTACCAATAGGCAAGGTTCGGTCACGAAAGAACTTATAAGCAAAGCGCTTATGAATCAGGTTACCGTCGTAGATCGGAATATTATTCAGTATCATGCGTTGATTCTAATATATTTCTCAGCGAGTTCAACTGATACTTTTTCAAGTTTCAATTCTTCTAGAAGCTCTAAAATGCCAACTTCACCACGCTTTGGGTTTCTGCAGTCATAGAAGTACAAATAGTCGTTAATGTAAACTTCAGTTTCTGCGAAAGAGGGTATAGCCAAAGAATAGAATCTATCTTCTTGATCATTCATTTCTGGAAAGAGAATCTTCAAGGCAATAGATTTTTTGACTGGAGTCAAATGGTTAGGGCAACGATAGTAGGTTACAGGTTGAGCTGTACCTTCAATAGTACCCATTTTATGGCTCCAGTTCTTATGCTTCATTGTTATCTCAACACGTCTAGGAGTCTTACCATTGAAAGTAATAATACTGTTAAACCCAATAACATCAGGTTTAGAGTCAGTTGCTTTGAGAATTTCTTTGACATAATTTTCTGAAACCCAATCATCATCATCAATAAAAGCAATATATTCTCCTGATGCATTATGAATTAAGTCGTTGCGCTTCTTTCCAATAGTTAACTCTCTATTGTCTTTGGCAACTAATATCTCTACTTCAGATGTTAGCTGAGATTTAAGCCTCGTTTTAAGACGCTCAAGATAGTTTTCTCTACCATTAACAGTACAAATAAGCAAGCTGAGTCTCTTGTAAGGCTTTGGAATAAATCTAGTATTCCACTTCTCCTTGAAGATAGCATGCTGGTAATCCATATCACATAGCTTGCGGTCTTCTGCCTTAATTGTACTATGAGACTTACTTAGCAAGTGATGAGCATGAGAGCTAGTACACAAACCATGCTTAATGTTATATGCATTGTATAGCTCAACAATATCATTGTCCTGATAATAAAACTCAAAACGCTCATCAAAGTTACCAATGATATTAGAGAGTTTTCTTCTCACAATGAAGCTCCAACCAGTAAACTCATATGATGTGCGGGTACCTATATGAAGTTCTTTTAGGGAACTAAACAAGTTCTCTGTGTGTCTATGCCATTTGCGATCTACTGGGCTAACAGACATTAACTCAGGGTCAATCTCAAACTGTTTAGCAATAGCAGAGAACCAGTTCTTAGAGTAGATTACATCATTATTGGAAATTAAGACCAAATCATTCTTACATTCTCTAAGTCCAATGTTTAAGTAAAGATTATAATTAAACTTGGGTACTTGAGGAATTACAAACTTAGCTCTAATTTGAGCTAATTTATCGGTGAAGAAAGATGAGATGTTTTTGTTTGATTCAACAACAATTACATTAAAGGTGTGATAGATTTCTGAATCATGAATAGAATCAACTGTTTCTTTGAGCATATCAAACAGTTGATTGTTTACAGTATTACTGAGAATAATTACATCCGTGACCATAGGCTTTTAGTTTTAATATCTTTCAATCTTTGCAGAACTTCGTCTTGAGAGGTATCAGAAATAGATACAGGGTCATCTTTATATATCAATCGGAAGTATTTTGCTCCATCTGTAATGTTCTTTTTCCAATCTGAACGCGGTCTAATTGTTGAATCATTTTCAGAGCAAGCAAGCTCTTCAAGAAAGTCGTTAGAGTTTACAATGTCAGGCCACCACCAATAGGCTGGCAAATACCCATTAATAACTGCTCTGTAACTATGCTCAACGTGCTCCCAGGCATTCAAAAACTTTTCATCAAATAAACCAATTCTCATTAGCAAGTCTCTTGTGTAATAACAGAAACCGCCAACGCAATTTGGATTAAAAGCAATTCTGGTTGTGTTATACTCAACAACACATCGAGGGTTAGGTTTTTTATCTTTCTTATTGGCTGGTCCGTGATACCCATACATAAGATGCTTAATACCAGATTCTTTACTAGCCTTGATATACTCATCAAAGACGTTAGCGTTTTTAATAATAATATCGTCTTCAATCAAAAAAATATCAGTGCAACCTTTATTAAGCAAATTAAGCATCGCTCTGTTCTTACTACGACCTACACCGATATTCTCCTCGTTCTTTAGGTATGTTAAATTTTGATGAGGGTTTAATGTTACCCCATCTCGAGATTTAGTACCGTCATCAATTATTACAACCTCATCAACTCTCTTAAAAGGTATAGATTTAAGTACCTGATTAAGGAATACGGGGCGATCACAGGTAATAATACCTAGTCCGATTTTTTGGTTTGTTTTAGTATCTATCATTTTGGCTGGTCCAGATTTAGATGTTAAAGCGGTTGTTCTCCCATGGCATGTTTGATCACAGATTACTTCTGAACAAGCATGCAGTAATCTAGACGGGAAGATTATACATTTTATTTTAAAGACAAAATTTGGATTTTCAACTAATAATTAATATATATCTAAGATTATGTCACCTAAAAACACAAAGGCATTTAATGTAGCAGAAAAGTATGAGCTTTCTGAAAATCATAAACGTATTGTTGATGCTATATTAGATAGAGACAATAAGCTAATCTTTATTGATGGGCCAGCTGGTTCAGCCAAGACTTATTGCGCTGTATTAGCTGCCTTGAAGCTTATTCAAAGAAAGAGTTTCAAGAGTATTCTATATTTGAGAAGCATTGCTGAGTGTTCTAGCCAAAAACTAGGCTCTTTGCCCGGTGAATTGCATGAGAAAATTGGTCCTTTTGGTGCTCCATTCTTGGAAAAACTTAGTGAGATGATTTCAGAGACTGCAATTACTAAGTTGGCATCTGAAAGTGCTTTAGATATTCAACCTCTTAACTTTTTGAGAGGTACTACTTTTCATGATAAGGTTGTGCTGTTAGACGAAGCACAAAACGCTGAGCTTGATCAGCTTATCATTGTACTTACTAGATTAGGAGAACATGGTAAATTGGTTGTTATAGGGGACAGCAACCAAGTAGATATTAGAGACAAGAAGAGCTACGGTAACGTTGTAGCCAAGTTTAATAGTGAGGAATGTAAGAGTGTTGGTATTCAATCCTTCACTCTCACAGAAGATGATATTAAGAGAAGTAAAATCTTAAAGTTTATTGTTGGTAAACTTAATGAAATTAAGTCTAACCGTTGATATGAAACTTAAGAGCCTTGGAAATCTTCTCCATAATTTTCTTAGGATGATTTCCTTCTTTTAAAAGTCTATTATACTCGCTTTTGAAGCTTGTAATAAACTCTTCAGACAACTTTAGATTTCTTGGATAAAATAATCGAGACTGTGTTCTTAGTGGAGCATAGTTCTCGAGTAATTTATTGAAGTTGTTATTGAATTCTTTCATCATAGTATTTATTTTTTGCAATGAAAATTTAAAAACCAATTAGACTGTGCTTTTGTATGAGCAGTAGCCTTTTTGGTTTTTAGCTTTCTAGCCTTGCTACAAGTCATCTTGCCTTTACCGAATTTCTTGGTAGCTTTAGCTTTAAGAGTTCCTTTGCCACCCTGCGGAGTTGTGCGGGTAGTTTTTTCTAAAAGAGTAAAAAATCTCTTTTCGTACTTGTTCACTATTATTATTTATTCTTTTTAGTTTGTTCACCCAAAGATTTAGTTTTTTTTAAAAACGTATATAAGTTCTCCCAATTATAAACCCTATCACCAGCCCAGGTTTTATTATATGGGTGATCCATAATTATACTTCGCAAACCAACTTGTTTACCGCTTTCTGCATGAGAAACACTATCTTCTAACCAAAAATAATTTTTATCCTTGTACTGA